CTGTATGGTATAATGATCAGGTATGCGATGAGTTTATCAAGAACAATTGCGTAAGCGGTAGGGGGTCCAAGGAGCAGGTATGTATAGAGGAAGGCAGGTTTGTCTCTTATGTATCCAAGAAAGATGCCAATGATAAGGCTAGGGTGGAGCTTGGACGGATCGGGCAGGGGGAGGCCAACTCCGTCGGGGCTTGCTGCGAGGACTGGGCCTCACAGCCTCTTCGTGGCTTGTTTTACAAGAACGACTGCGAGGCTGGCGCATCAGGCAAGGAAGGTATTGTATATGAATTACCAGCCGGAGCTGTCATATCCGATATATCCCAGATAGACGCCGATACGTTAGCTTATAGGAAGTTTATGAAAGAAGGTCAGGAGAAGGCTAATGCCGAGGGTAGTTGCTCACCTGTATTCTATAATACTATGATCGGTGATTGGTTTGAAAAGGTATGTCCGTTTGGATATAAGTCCGGTAAAGTATATTACTCTATCAAAGCCAACAGGTTTAGGTCATGGATATCGGTTGAGGATGCCAACGCCAAAGCCCGTGAGGTTTTGATGGTAGAGGGGCAGGAGTACGCTGATCTTAATCTTGAGTGCGAGAAATGGATTGAGAATATCGATCAAGAGGATCAATGTTATTGGTGATAATGCGTTTGGTTTTCCATAATAGTTGATTTAGTGTTTGGAGGGGATTGCATATCT